AACCGCGCCATCTGAAAAAACCGGATGCCATAGTTTGTCTGGTTCCAGAACCCTGCCCCCTCATACGCGCCAAGTGTGCCATCATAGGACACGCTAACCTTGTCCACAGACTTTGACGTTACGACACCCTTTGCCGCCCCTGGGGGAGCACCAGAGGCAGCGGCGAGTGTATCAGATGCGGCAATGACAAGGTGATGAGCCACAAACAAGGCCAACCCATAATCAAGGGAAGATCCCCAACGATCCTCGCTCAACAGTCCTTCACCGACCGTGATAAAAAACTCGATGGTCGAATCAGAGGTGTTGGTAAATTCGGGGAGGATTCCCTTGAAAGTGGTTGCGTCCATTATTCGTTATTGTCTGCGGTTTTATCGGTGGTGACTTTCTTGGCTTTCTTCCCTTTCAGAATATCACAATGAACCTTGACAAACCAATGATTTGCCACCTCATTGCCGACCTCAAACTCACCCACAGGAAAGGGAGTTTTCACTCCCTCCGGCGAGTTATAGGTAAAAGGTTTGTTTACCTGGATTTTAGCCATTATCTTGCCCTATCAGATGCCATCACGACAGCCGATGGTTTCAGGATAGACCAACTCAACCCCACCCAACTTGCAGAAGTAGGTGGTGAGCTGGCGCAGGTCGCGGTATTCAATCGGGGTGCGCTGCATGGGGACAAGCGGGAAACGTACCCGGCTCCGGTCCTGGGTATAGGCGAGCATCCGGTCAGCACCGGCAGCACCAGGCCCCATACCACCAGCGGTCGTACCGGTCAGCCATTTGCACGGCTTAATATCCAGCGGGCGACCATTCAGGGCATTGGAAATGGTGTTGTCTTCCAGGAAGTTCAGGATGGACATATTGGCCAGGTCGGTAACTTTCCGGCTCACCAGGGCGCTGAATTTGGCCGGGGGAAGCAGGAGCTTGGAAGGGCATACAGCATAACCGGAAGCGGACCAGACAGAATCCAGCAGCTCATTAACATCGGCAAGGATCTCGTCATGCGTAGCAGTGGACCAGGTGCCGGTTGTCGCGTTGGTGTTGTTGGTCATGTTGGTATGGTTCAGCAAACCGGTAAGGCCAAGGGCCTCATCACCGATATAGACCTGCTCATCCACGTCCATCTGATACTTAAGCATCATGCCATCGTATTTCTGCGTGTCAATGGGACGCCCGAGCTTGATGGCGCTTTCCAGTTCCGGGATGGTCCATCCAAGCTGCATAGCCCACAAGGTGAGCGGTCCGGAGGTCTTGCCGATATCCAGGGCAACACCGGTAATGGCGTTGGAGTCCTTGCCGACCCAAGCCTTATTGGAACCGGCAACACCCGGAGCGGATGCAAAAGAGGAATTGGTGAAAGAGCTTACTTCATCGGCCATGCTCACGTCTTCGCGCAGGTCAATATCACGGCTCCAGGTATAAGCCACCATCGGCTCGTAAACTTGGGGATCGAGACGCTCAAGCTCGCCAACGAGGAAGACACCTGCACTGTCAATGGTGCGCTGGTCGAAGGTTTGCAGACCATCGCGGGTATAGATACGTTTCTTTGCGGGTCGCTCACAATAACCCGGGCGGCGGCGCAAAAACGCGGAATTAAAGATTCGTTTCTTCATGTTGCGTCACCTCCTTAGATGTTAAACGCGATTTCAGCATTGCCGGAAGCGTCGGCGGCACTCATAAAGATGCAACCAGTAACGGCAATAGTGTTGGTGGAATCGGCAGCGGCTTCAATGCCGCCGATAGGCTGGCCTTCCGCTGCGGTATCGACTCGGATGTAAACCGTGCCGCCAATGGCTGCGGTTCCGGCATTCACTTTGACGGTTGCATAGCCGCGGCGCAGGACGTTTGCTACTCCGGTTTCAGGCGGTACGGCGGTTCCAAGCGGGTCGGATGCGTTGAGGCCGGTTGTGGGATATGGCCGAACGAGCAGCCCATACACATCGGTTGCGGCATCACCGGTGGTAACAGGCAAGAATTTATTGCTCGAAATCTTGCCAAACCTTCCGTATTCGTCGAACGGATAATCACCATCAAGCACCTGGCCCTCGATGGTGGACTGAGATTGGCGCGTTACATCGCCGGGGATGCCGAAGGGCATCGAATAGAGGAATACGTTACTCATGCTGATTCTCCTTTATTTCTGATTCGCCCAAACAGCTTTGTTTCTGGCGTTGATGTCTTGGATGGTTTGACGACCGGCGGCAGAATCCTTGATCTGATTCAGTGCGCCGAGTTTGTCGTTGTTCCGTTGGCGCATCAGCTCGGCGGCGCCGGTGAACACTGCTGAAAGGTCGGTGAAGGTCAGTTTGCCAAGCTCGCGGCCCTTGAGGAACGGCTCTACAACCTTTTTTCCTTCGTCGGTGGTGAGTGCGGATTGCACTGATTTTGCTTGCAGCCGTGGGATGGCCTTTTTATCCTTCACCGCATCACCAGTCGGGATCTGGATGCCTGGGGAAAGGATCTCGGCCAGGGCGATTACTTCCTTGAGCGAGTCAATCACCGTTCCTTGGTCGATCTTGTCGGTTCCTTCCGGTTCAAGGATGTTGTCAACCGTCTCCTCTTCCTCCTCTTCGGCCTTCATTTCCTCGTCCAGTTGGGTGCCGTGCTCGGCTTCTTCAATCGGGACCAGCTTGGAAATAACAGCCTCGATACGGGCCAGGCGAGACTCGAACAGGTCGGAGTCGGTCGTTTTTTCTTCCTTCTCCTCTTTTTTTTCCAGTTCCTCGTCTGTGGTTTCCTCTTCCTTTTCCGTCTCTTCCGCCTCGGCGTCTTTGATCATCGCCTTGAGCCGGTCCAGGAAGCTCTGTCTTTTTTTCTCCGGTTTCATTCTCACCTCATTAGGTTCGGAGTCCTGAATCGCGCACCGGCTCCCGGCACGCCCTTTATCCACCAAGGCAACGTGATTGCCTATAATGTTGAGTTGTTCCCCATGTCCTGGAGCTACTTCCTCGTAATCCGCTTCATATCCGCAGCTAACCTCGGGCAATTCGTCGTTGACGTACCTGATACCGTCCGCGTCTGTGATAACGAGATCAGCAAGCAGCAGGTCATCGCCAATCCCATCACCGCGCCGGACGTTCTGCACAAAGCCGATAGTCAAGTTTTTCCAGTTATCAGGGTTAACGAACTCGTCCGGGTGATTGACTGTGACCGGCTTTCCCTCAAACGATGCGATGGTAGCAGGGGAGAACACCTGTTCCTCGGTTCGGTTGATGCGGACAAGCCCATCCTGGTCGCCGGTAATCGGGACTTCTGCATCCGTGTAGAGTTGCATCCCCACCCGGGCGATTGGCACGTCATGGCAGACGAGAAAGCCTTCAGGCGTGGTTGATCGCTTCAGTCCGACTTTCCCGGTCAGGTAAAAAGCGTTACGGTCGCGTGTAATTTGCATGGGCATAAAAAAAGCCCCTCCAGAATCAACTGGAAGGGCTTGTCAGTAATATGTATTGATCAGGGCTTAAATCGACTCTTCGTAGCCCACGCTTGCGGCATTCGAGGTTACAGTCTTATTTATCCGGTAAGTACCTGCGGGAAGATCCACAAACACGGTATTAGGCACCGCTGTGACCTGGATTTTACGGTTTACGTTGGTTGCGGGGATATAATCACCGGAAGGGCCAACCCGCTCAAGCGTGGCGCTTTCCCCGTGGTTGAAGTAGTCGCCATAGAGCCAGAATGACCCGGTAACGGTAAACTCAGTGCTTGCCCCGGATGCTGCGTCCGTGGTTGCTGCGATAATGCTTGTAATTGCCATAGTCTTTTAGTCAGGTATGATCGGCTCGGGGTAACACCGGCAGTTGTATATTGATCCAGGATGAGACCTTGCCCCGGTTCGCTCATCGGCAACAGGGGGAGAATCCCACCTGAACGCTCTCCCATTCAGTTTCTTGTGGTCCGGTCGGACATCACCATCTCCGCTTGACCGCCACACATACATCTCGCTGCCAACCGACATTGAACGGGCCTGCACCAATACCGTTGCCGTCCGGCTCGTCTCGGTCCGTGCAATCAACATAGCCCGGCTTGATGTTACATCACCCGTCCGCACGATCTCGGCGGCAACCTCATCGGCACGCCTGGA